CGAAAAGATTTAGTTAACGAGTTAAGCGAGTGGGGTAAGATCGAGACCTCGGTTTTCTTAGGCGAGTTTATCGTCCAACAGAACCTCGACCCCGAAGACCTCGATAGATTCTCGGCAGAAGATCCCGACTTTAGTCTAGCCCTTAAGCATACGAAGCTACGCATTGCTCAAAGGCTCCGTAACAAGCTAGGCAAGAAAGGATATAGTTCCACCCTCTTTAATCGAGAGATAGGCATGTATGACCTTCTCCTTGCGGACTTCGAGAAGAAGCAACTCCGTACTGAGCAGATGATTAAGAAAGACCTTGGTGAGGAAACGAACTTCGTTAACCTCGTTGAGTACATTAAGTCTCTAAGCCTGGAGGAAAAAGTTGAGTGATGAAGTTTTAGAAAGCTGTTATGGAAGTAAAATGAGAATGTGCATTTTAAAAAGCTCAGACGTTCATTTAGTTGATGAATATGGAAATGAAAAGAAATGTTCTTGTGGAAATGATGCTGACTTTCAATTAATTGGATCAATGTCAAATAAATATTTATGCAAAGAATGCTTATATGGTACGTCTGAATGAAAAGTGATGAATTAGATGATTTTTATGGACCTTACGAAAAGGAATGTCAGTGTGGAAAGATTCACGTTATTTATTCCCAAAAAGACACATATTACTGTGAATATACAACAGAAGTTTATATAACATGTGAAAACTGTAAGCATTTGGTAGAATTTGAAGTTTCCGTTAATTAAAAAAAGTGTATTGAATGACCGCTATCTTTTCTAAAGAATGGAGAATGAATAATATCTATCGAATTATTGATAGAGATGGGAACTCCATTCCATTTACGCTGAATCATATTCAAAAAGAGACTCTTAATGCGTTGCACAATCGTAACTTAATTTTGAAAGCTCGGCAGCTCGGAATGTGCTTAGATCCTTCTACCTTAGTTCTAAAAAAAGACTTTACGTGGGTTAGAATTGATTCTCTTCAAGTTGGAGATGAGATTATCGGGGTTGATGAACATCCTAGATGCCAAGGAAGTTCAAGAAAGTTAAAAGGTGGAGTTGTTGAGGGAGTGCTTAAAAGAAAAGAAGAATGTTATCGAATTACTTTTGATAATGGAAAGACTCTTATCTGCACAGGTAAACATCGTTGGCTCGCCCGTAATTCTTCTACTGATTATCATTGGAGAAGTATCGAAGGTGAAAGTAATCGAAAGCTTAAGGTTGGAAATAAAATAAGACGAATTGTTACGGATACTTGGGATAATAATCCTTCTTATGAAGATGGTTGGATTTCTGGGATGCTTGATGGCGAAGGAAGTTTAGCTAAAAAGAGTCGTCTTGGTGGAAGTATCAATATTAGTCAATTAGATGGACCAGTATTCAATCGAATTGAAGAATATTTTAAGTCTAGAGAGTATAATTATCGTATCGAGATTGATAAAGGTGAAAGAAAGTCTAAATTCGGTGTTAAACCTGTTAATAAAGTAGTTTTGAGTCGTACGGATGAAGTGATTAAGCTTATTGGGACAACTCGACCAACTAGATTTTTAACGAGAGACTGGTGGGAAGGTAAAAAGGCTCCATGCATAAAGTCTGGAAATTACTCAACTATCGTATCCATTGAAGAAATAGGTGAGAAAGAAGTAATTGATCTTCAAACTTCGATTAAAACCTTCATCGCGGAAGGATATGTTTCCCATAATTCAACCTTTGCTGTTATTTATATTCTTGATGAATGTTTATTTAGTCCTAATTTAAATTGTGGAATCGTCTCTTATTCGATTGAACATGCTCAACATATCTTTAAAAAGATTATTGGACACGCTTTAGACTGTATGCCCGAACAATTCCGTAACTGTACGGGGATTATTCAACGTTCTGCTAAAGAAATAACATTTAATAATAAGTCTTCGCTTCGAGTTGATACGACCCTTCGAGGGGGAGCTTATCAAGCAGTTCTAGTATCTGAGTTCGGGAAGACCTGTGCTAGGTATCCTATTCATGCTGAGGAGGTTGTAACTGGCACGCTTAATGCTGTTTCTAAGAAGGGAAAGATTATCATTGAGTCTACAGCTGAAGGTAATGAAGGTTATTTTGCGGACATGTGTATGGATGCTATCCAAAGAAAAGACGATGAGTTATCGGAATTGGATTATAATCTTATCTTTTGGTCTTGGCACCATGAAAAGAGTTACACTCTGGATAAAGAGATCGAAAAGCCTATTGAATTGGTGGATTATTTTAAAATGCTTAAAGAAAAGCATGATATTAATCTTACGCAAGGCCAAATGAATTGGTACGCCTCTTATTATCGTCTTCTTGGCGAGAAAGTACGTCAAGAATACCCCTCAACGGTTGAAGAATCTTTTTTAGTTAAGTCTGATGCTTATTTCTTTTCGGAAGGCATTGAATTAGCTAATAAAGAGGACAGACTCCTCTATAATACGATTTATGATCCCGTCTTACCTGTTTATGTAGCGATGGATATCGGAATTAATCACCAAACCGTAATTATTTATTTCCAAGTTAATCATGGTGAGATAAGAGTCATTGATTGCTATGCTGATACGAATAAAGATGCGGAGTTCTACGCTAAACATCTTCTTCAAGAGAAAAGATACTTCTATCAGAAGATATTTATTCCTCATGATGTTCGGAAGCGTTCTAATATTGACTTATCAACCTCTTGGGAAAAAGAATTCCGCAAGTTCTTTGACCATACCCAGATTCAAATCATTGTCCTTCCTAAGCAGGATAAGAAGATACAGATATCTCATGGTAGGAATATGATGAGACGTTGCGTATTTTTCATGAAGACTTGTTCGAATTTAATTAAACATCTCATGAAATATAGAAAGAGATGGAGCGAACAATTAGGGATTTATATTGATGAACCATTTGATGATGCCCACGCCGATTATGCTGATGCCTTTTGTTATATGGCTAGAGCTATTTCTCATATAGAAGCTTCCACGAAGGTTCAAGTAGGTCTAAAACTACACCAAGATATGAAGTATTCAAAAAAACGATTGGTATAAAATGTAAGTAAATGTTTTAGTACGCATTTATGACTTACGACTATGATTCACGCCTACAATTCAATGAAAACTTTAGGTATGCCAAGGATTATTGGGGTCCACAAAAAGAGAGTTCTCTTATTGCGACCAGAATGTCTGCCGGACAAGCTTGGAGCGAGAAAGAGCTTAAAGAGCTTTATGATGAAGGTCGCGAACCCGTTAATCTTAATATTACGCGCAGACCGATGCAGTTCTTCTCTGGATATCTTCGGGATAACTTAAACAGTAATATAGTGACTGCTGTTGAAGGCTCTGACCCTAAAACTGCGGATCAATTAACGAAAGCTTTAGACTATACCTGGGATAAAGGTCTTTTCTATAATGAGTTTCTTGATGGATGTGACGAAGCCGGTAAAGCCGGTATTTGTTTAGCCGGAGTTGAGCTTGATTATTCCAAAGATATCATCAATGGGGATCTTGTTGGGTACAAAAGGACTAATAATTCTTTTTATTTAGACCCTAACTTTGAAAGATTAGACTTAAAAGACTGTGGCTTTGGTATTACGAGGGACTTTATCTCTAGGAATAATACGCAGAGGCTTCTTTCTTATATTGAAGGTGATCTAGAAAAGGAAGTTCCTTCTGGATATGACAACTTCATGTTTCCAGAGCTTAGACCCAATAATATTAATTCTTATCAGAAAAATAAAGTCATTGCCTACGATCAATATTATTATCAGAGTTCTAGGAAAAGAAAGTATTTAGTCGATTCTAAGTCTGGATTCTTTAAGGATATTACGGATTTTGATAAAGAGCAGATGGATAAGCTTAAAATAGCTATCAATCGAATGAGAATCCTTCGCGATGACTCGTCTTTATCGAATGGTATGAATCGTGAAGACTTTCCTAAGATGGAAATAGTCGAGAAGTATACGGACTACGTCAAGTTAGAGGTCTACCTTAATGGGATTATGTTCTATGAGGGTATAGATAAGACTGGAATTGATGAAACTTATCCTTTCGTACCCCTACTATGTTACTTTGAGCCTTCTCTTTTTGATCCTAGCTTAAGGATTCAGGGTTTCCCTGCTACTCTATTCTCGAATCAGCGACAGTTTAATAAACGTCACATGAAGATTATTGACCAGATGGATTCTGATATCTCTACTGGCTTTAAATATCTTATTGGTACGGTTCCTGATCCTACGGACCTTCAACAGTCTGGGCAGAATAAGATTATTGGTGTCACGCCTGAAGATAATCCTGAAGGACTCAATGCGGTTCAAGAGATTAGAGGCGGTAGCGCTAACTCTTCTTTGATTGAATATCAAAAGATACTTGATGATCTATCGCTTACTCTTCTGAATGTCAATGAGTCTATTCTAGGTGTAGATCAGGATTCTAAAACCATCATCTCTGGGAAGTTAGCCGAAGTACGCATTGCTCAAGGACTGAGAATTAATAGGAAATACTTTGATAATATTGAGTTTTCTCAAGCTCTCTACTCTCAAATAATCCTTAAAGGCCTACAGAAAAATTACTCTCCCGACAAGATTGAGTTAATTATAGGAGAAAAACCAACTGAACAGTTTTATAGCAAAGAGTTTGAAGAATATAAGATTGTTCTTCAGCAAGGAATTAGAACCAAGACTCAACAAAATGCTCTCTACTCTGAAATGGTTAACCTTAAACGTGAAGGCATCGTTGACTTTAGCCAGACTGCGATTGTCAAAGCTCTTAATATCACTGGTATGTCGGATATTCAAGAAGAAATAAAATCTCAAGAAGAACAGAAAGCTATTCAGCAACAGAAAGTAGATATGGAAGAACGCCTAGCTATTGAACTTGCTAATGCGACTAAAGAAGAGAAGTTAGGTCTAGCTATTGAAAGAAGAACCCGTGCTGATGCTAATGAAGGTCTTGAATTATCTAGAATGGCTGAGGCTGAAGAGAACCGTTCCGTAGCTGCTCTTAATAGGGCTAAGACTATGACGGAGATATCGAAACTAGAAGATGAGAGATTATTTAAAGTTATTGAGTTCGTTAATGCTCTTGAGCAAACCGAGTCAAGTAATGTCAAAGTAAGTGCTTTAGAGAACGAAGCAAGAGTCGATGAAGTGGTTGCAGAAGTTGAAGATAATCCGGTACCTGATAATCAGGCTCCGCAAGAAAGAGGAATTGCAAGTCAACTACCTCCTCCTAAAGGAACAGGTTTGTAACTAATAGTGAACGATATGCACGAAGCGACATTCAAATACTGTTACCTTAGCTCTAAATCAGGGTCTTTGCTCTGTTCCCTGGAGCTGTTTCGCTGTTGACGAAACGATACAAAAACTAAATAGTCCTTGCAGAGCAAGAAAAAGTTTAACTGAAAAAAGGAATTAAAGAAACAAAAGGAGCGAGGATTCCTCCCCGACCTAAAGGTTAGGGCTTCCACCTCGGAAATAAGATGAAGAAAATGGGTAGTTTAGGACAGATTAAAGGTCTTTATTCTAAGAAAGGAAATCCATTGCAGGGCGATAGCGCTAAGATGACTTCCGTTAGAGTAGGTCCAGGAATGAATCCTGACCAAAAGAAAGTACAGAGCATGCTTCAAAAGCAGCATAAAGGAAGAGAAAGTATCCGAGGTAAAGGTATCTAATGCTAGTTAGAGATAAATCTGGATTGTTACTTCCTAAAGGCTTTATTGATGAAAAGGAGTTCCTTAAGGAAAACCTAAATAAAGTTATAGAAGAAACGGTTTCGGAATATCAACACCTAAAAGGACATTATTTTATCATGTTTCATGGTCGTCTTGATAAAAAGAATCTCAATGCATTAAGAACCTCGGCTACGGTAATGAAAACCCTACCAGGTTTCGTTACGAACCAAATTGTTATATATGTGAATAACAGCAAAGGACTTGCAGAATGGCTTTGGTCTGTGAGTCCTCGAAAGAAAGTCAATTTTAATACATCAGGTGTCGCCTACCTGCAAGCAAAAGGTGCTATGCCGACTAGAGCGTAAACTCTAGATTAACCAGGAGAAAAACATGTCAGCTGAAACTCCAACAGCCGAATTAGAACCAGTAGTAACCCAAGAAGTTACCCAAGAAGAAGCTAATATTCCTGAAGTACAACAGGAAGAAGAGGTTCAACAGGTACCTTTAAAGACGTTACAGAAAGAAAGAAGAAAGCGACAAGACTTAGAAGCTAAAACTAAGTTATTAGAAGAACAAATGACTAAATTGATGACTCAAGGACGTCAAGAACCAGTAGATGACAGTGCACGGTATGAAACTGTTACTCGTGGTGATCTTGATAACCAAAGAAGCGTTGATAAAGCCGAAATTATAAGAACCGTTCGTGAAGAAGAGTGGAAAGAGAAGAATACTCAACACGCTGCTTATATAGACGAACATTTACAAGATTTATTAGACGAAAAACCACATCTCGCTTATGCAATTTCTAATTCTAAGAATCGCTATCAGGAAGCGTGGGATCAACTAAGAGGACATGGTAAATTGCCGGTAACTAGAGAAGAAGAAAAAAGAGAACCAATTAAAAGAGCGGTTGCTCCTAACTCTCCGGCTAATGTATCTAAGTCCGCAGGAGTAAGTCAAACAGTTGATGTTATGAATATGAATGATAGGGAATTCGCAGAATGGAGAAGCAAACAAATTAAGCGGAGATAATCATGGGAGATTAAAACATGACTGTCACCAATTCCACAGGTTATGGAACTATGACTGATGCTTGGGCGCATCGTGCTTTATTGCAACGTTCCAAGCCAGCAAATATTCATAACGACTTTGGTCTAAGTTTTCTATTGCCTACAAAAAATACTGATGTAATGGCATTTAGACGACAAGAGAACCTAAATTCTGATCCCGTAGTTTTACCGGAAGATGCTGATCCTGTACCAGAAGTCGTTCAAGACTTTAACATCCAAGTACAAGTTCAGGAATTTGGTAAACTCGTTCTACTTTCAAGAAAAGTAAACCTAATTGTTGAAGATGATACTGCCAATGGTATCGCTGATAACTTAAATCAGTGCATGTGGACTATGCTAGACAAAGTCACACGTGATGTTTTAGCTAGTGCTAGTTCCGTTATTACCTGCGTAAACGGTGTTAATGGAAATACTATTACTGAGTTAAATCAAATTGACGTTGATCGTGCTATCGAATATCTCGATGAAGGTGACACTGAGAAGATGACTCCTGTTATCCCTGCTTCTGATGGCGTAGGAACTGGTCCAATTGAAGAAGCTTACTGGGTTATGGCTCATAAGAAGCTTAAAAAAGACATTCGTGCTCTTCCTTCATTTCTACCACACGCTGCTTACGGAACTCGTATTTCTGGAGAGATTCTTGACTCTGAGTTTGGAGCTACTGATGAGGCTCGTTGGGTTACTTCAAGTCTAGTACAAGTAAGCTCTGCTGCTGCGCCTGTTTATAACAACACTTTCGTTGGAGCTAACGCTTATGGATACGTGACTATTGATAAAGTGTCTACTGAAGTCATCATGAAGCCTCTAGGGTTTAATGATCGTCTTAACCGTACTCAGTCTATGGGTTTCACAGCTTGGTTTAATGCTGGAATCCTTGATGACTCTCATATTTGCATCTTACAATCCACTAAAAGCGCATAAGGAGGAATAAATGTCTGATTTAGATCAAGGTCAAACAATGACCTACGGAGCAGATTATATTGCTGATGGTGGAGCATATGACTTCACGATTCCATTTCAACCAGATCGTATTATGGTAACTAACTTTACTACTGGTGCAGTTGATATTTGGTACAGAGGAATGACTGCTGCTTATGGTGTCAAAGTTGATACTGGTGCTGTAGTTGCTGCTAATGCTTTCACGGTGGCTGATACTTCTGGTGGAGCTACTGCTTATAGAGCGACAATTTCTGGCATTACTGCTGCTGATCCTTGCGTGGTTACTACTTCTGCTGCTCATGGTTATATTACTGGGGATATCGTTAGATTGACTCAATTAGGTGATGCCGGAGCTGTTGATTATGGAATGGATGAATTAAATAATTTCCGGGCCAAGATCGTTGTACTAACTACTACTACTTTTAGCCTACAAGACCCTGTAAGCGGTGAAGATATTGATTCTTCTGCTTACCAGGCTTATATCACAGGTGGTGAAGTAAACCTAGAGACTCGTACTGCGAGTACTAAGTTTAGTTATGCACCAGTTACTTATAAAGTTACTTTTGGTACTGCTGTATCAGGAGCTGATAGTGACGTAGTTTATTTTGAAGCATTGAAACTGGGCCAATACGATTCGCTTGGCGATATTGTTTAAGTATTAGACACTTAGATCCTAGCTCTCTTTGTGGGGGCTAGGTTATATAAGGAAAAGTATGAGTGGAGTAACTGATTATAAGCGTGTCATTAGTACGATTTCGAAGGAATCCCCTGCTATCGTCACTACCTCTACGGATCATGATTTATCTAGCAATCAGTTTGTTAGACTGACAAGTATGGGCCTATCAGGAAATTCTAACTTTGGAATGGAATCCGTCAATAACGGAAGATTTAAAATAAAAGTAATAGACTCGACATCATATAGCCTTCACGATCCCATTACTGGGGAAGATATTGATACGAGTAACGAAACAACTTATGTATCGAATGGACAATCCAATTTGATACAAGAATCATTTGAATACAACTCTTAAGGAGAAATAATGCCAAGAGGAAGACCTAGAAAAATCAAACCTGTGGAAGAGGTCCAGGAAGAAGAAGCTATTAAGCCTACTCTTTCTCGAATATTAGAAGAAAAGAAGGGAATAGCTGATCGAGAGACTCCAATTGAGTTTTTGCCCCTAGAATGCTATGCGGATTATAAAGAATTTAACCGCCGAGCCAGGCTTGAGAATAAGAGAGCTAAGAGATGTGTTTATTTAATTAAACCTTGTCCTGAACATCTACATCCTACGCAGAGAGTAGTCTTTGCGCGGACAGATCAACCTAAAAATGCCCTTCCTGTGAAGTGTGCTACGGATATGATTGATTATCAGAAGACTTTATACCCTGGAAAGGTATATGACTTACCAGTAGTCGTACTAAAGTTTCTAGCTGAGAAAGGCGTACCTGTATGGGATTGGTTCGAGAACGCGGATGGTTCTAAAGAGACAAGAATAGATCATTATGAAAGTCGTTTCGCTTTAAGAAACGTATATGACGAGGAATAATGAGCAGAAGTGTTAATGACGTAATTGATATTATGAGAAAGGTACTCTCTAGAAGGAACACGAACGATCCTTCTAGTGATTTCGCGACTCTAGTGAGGTATATAAATGATTTTGCGGTATTT